CTGAATTCGAAGCAATCGATAAAGAACTAGGTGGCACTAGGAAAGATGGTCACAGAGAGCACTTTGAAGGTCAATGTTTAAATCGTTCTACAACCGCCTGTGCCCCGCTCGGGGAAGGCCTTAGCCTCGCTTATAATAGCAGACGGCTCTTCTTTATAAAATAATAGGTCTAATAATAAATGTTAAAAGAAAAATACAATAAAGCAACTAAATCAGCTAAAGCTATGATTAACTCTCCTGATACTAAAGAGTTTTCTAAAAAAGTATGGGACTTTATATGTGATAGCATGGAGAAACCTGCTGTTAAACATATTGTCTATGCCGGCTTGGCAGGTGCTTTTATTGGTGCAGCATTGCCTATTCTTGAAATTGGGTTCTGCGCAACAGCAGGCGCAGCAGTTGGCGCTTACAAATATATTACTAAATAGGAAATACTATGAATATTAAAAACATTTACAATGCAGTTAAAGACTTTTTTAATAAGTATAACAAACCAATAGGCGCATTTATAATCCTTGGAGCTACAGTGTCGAACCCGATAGCAGCTACTCTTGCTGTTGCAGGGTGTATGATCATTTACAAAGATGAGGGTTAATAATTGACAAAGTTAACTAAAAATGAAATTCAAATAGAAAATATTATGGCAGAGCTAACTAACGAGATTACTAGCATTTATATAGATAGGAGTTACAGAGTAGCTGCTTCTTATACAGCGAAAGTACCTAACTACATTATTAGTCAAGAAATAGAAACAATAAGCTACGGTAATGATAGCCTTCTAATATTAACTAAAACTGGAAACACTTATAGACTAAAGTTATCTGGGTTAGGCGCTCCGCAGTATATTGGTGACGATTCTATACACGTAGAAGAATGGGATACTCAAGAGGTACTTTATGAAAATTAGTAATTTAGATGTATATCAAGCTGAAGCAACTTCTTTCGCTACAAAACACCCAAGCCTTGATACTCTATTTATAGGATTATCTGCCGAAGTAGGAGAGCTGTGTTCTGAGCGTATGAAAGAGTTAAGAAGTGATCGTAAAAACCCTAAGCAAGAAGAAGTAGCGAGCGAGTTAGGAGATGTGTTATGGTACGTAGCAACTATTGCTTCTACCTATAATATCCAGCTTTCTGACATCGCCACAAATAATGTAACTAAACTAAATACTCGAAAGGAAAATAATTATGACCGTTGAAACTAAAATCGCATCTCTGATCAAAAACAACAACCGTGCTGCACTGATTCGTATGGCTTCTAAGTACCAAGAAAAAGGTATTAAGAATATGAATAAACGAGACTTGGCCACGCTTGTTGCTAATATTGGTGTTGAGACTGAAACTCAAATTCAAGACCGTGAGCAAAAAATTGAATTATCTAATGCAGTAAAAGATGCAGCACTTACGAAAGTATTAGCTCCCGACCCTTTTGATGGTGTTGTAGCACGATTTAAAGCTTTCTTTAGTAAGTTCTACTCGTAGTGTTGTTAATTGTTGATGGCGATGTAGTAGCTTTTCGTTCTGCTTGGAACAAAAATTGCTTTGAGGATGCTGTAGATAGGTTTGAAGAAATGATTGAAGAAATTAGAGAACGATGCTTTGCTACTGAAGTTAAAATAGCTATTCAAGGCGTTAACAACTTTCGAACTAAATTCTTTCCTGACTATAAGAATACTCCTAATCGTCATAAAGCTAAAGCAAACAACCCTTACTTTATGGATATGCGTAATTATCTAATTGAAGAAGGGTTAGCAGAACCCTCCGATGGTATGGAAGCAGATGATTTAGTTCATATATGGGCTAAAGAAGCTCGTGACGCTGGCATGCCTTTTGTTGTAGCTTCAATTGATAAAGACTTGTTGTGCATCGAAGGTACTCATTATTTAATTCATAAGAATAAGTTTGTATATATGGATAAAGATGAAGCTGATATTCATTATTGGATACAAATACTTACAGGTGACGGTGTAGACAACATCCGTGGTCTTAAAGGTATTGGCCCTAAGAAAGCTCAAAAGATTTTAGAAGGTTATGCTATTGGTGAAAGGAAGCAAGCGGTCATTAATGCCTATTATGAAAAAGTAGGAGATAAATGGAAAGAAGAAATAATGCACACAGGTACGTTAATACATATTTTACCTACTCGTGATGGACACTTTAAGTTGGAGGATAATGATGGCCCGACCAACATTGAAGAAGAAAGCTAAGTATGTACCCAAGGACACCAAGCTCAAGGAAGAGCTGGGTCATTGGAGTTACACGGGTAAAGACAGGAAACTTTCAGAATCATTCGGATTTTTATACTTGATGGTAAACAAGAATACTGGAATGGCTTATGTAGGTAAGAGACAATTCTGGGCGTTTAAAAGAAACTCTATGACTAAGACAGGTGCTGCTCTGTGGCGCTTGTACAAATCATCTAGCTCGCATGTAAAAGCTGCTATTAAAGGTGGCGATACATTCGAATATCACATTCTTGGTGTGTTTGAGACAAGAGCGTGGTTATCCTATACTGAGGCCTATCTACAAATGGTTTTGCAGACAATGACAGAGAGGGACCTAGAGGGTGAACGTATGTGGTATAACAATCAGGTTGCCGCTATTCGATTTGTCCCTAAAGAGTCTAAAACTGAACATAAGGAAATGGAGAGTTGTTTAAGTAAATCATATAAAATTTTAAATAAAGCAAGAGGATAATACCAAATGAAGAAGCAACAAGAAAAATCTAGCTTCCTAGGACACAGTGAATGTGTTGCTTGCGGTTCGAGTGACGCAGTAGCTGTGTATGAATCCGGTCCTGCAAAGTGTATGGCTTGCGATGCCATTCACAAGAACCCTAATGAAACCCCGGAAGGGTTTACAGCTGTTGCATCTTCTAATACTTCTAACTATTCGAAAGTGTCTCTCGATGAGATAAATACTTATTCGACAAGAGGTTTTAAAGAACGACAAATACCTAAAGACATTTGTGAATTCTTTGGAGTAAAAGCAGGTGTAGACCTTAACGGGGATGTTAACGAACATTATTACCCTTATGGTGTTGATAAGACCATAGGATATAAAGTCAGAACACTACCTAAAGACTTTCGTGTAGTTGAAGGTATTGAAGGTCTCTTCGGCCAATCTAAGTTTAATGGTGGTAAAAGATTAATTATTACTGAAGGCGAACTAGATGCTATGGCTGTAGCTACTGCATCTATGAAGAAGTATGGCCAAGTCTATCCCGTAGTATCTCTTCCTTCTGCAAGTGGCACTAAGGCTTTGCTTGAGCAAAGAGACTGGGTAAGGCAATTTGATGAAGTAGTGTTAATGCTTGACAACGATGAAGCTGGCAAAAAAGCACTAGACAAGGCCTGTTCCATAGTCGGTATTGATAAAGTAAAAATAGCTAAATTAAAAGAAAAAGATGCTAACGATGAATTAATTAAACACGGATATATGGATATTCTTAAAGCGATTTGGGATGCGCAACCTTGGTCACCTTCTGGTATTCTTCAAGGTGATACTTTATGGGATAAATTCTTAGAGCGTGAAGCAACAGAGTCTGTTCCTTATCCCCCTTGTATGGAGGGTGTTAATGAGCTAACTAAGGGTATGCGATTTGGCGAATTAGACTTGTTCACTTCTGGTACGGGTTCCGGTAAAAGCACAATGATCAAAGAGATTGTTTTGCATCTTAAAGAAACTACAGAAGATAAAATAGGTATGATCTCATTGGAAGAAGGTCCAGGTGATACTGTAGAAAAATTTATTGGTATGCAAATGAAAGTCAATTTAACGGAGAAAGAAGATGTACTCCAAGAAGACAAAAAGGCAGCTTTTGATGCTGTGTTTGGTGATCGGAGCATTATATTGTTGGATCATCAGGGCTCTGTATCTGATGGTTCTTTAATGGATAAGATTGAAACTATGTGTCTTATGGGTTGTAAGTATTTAATTCTAGATCATTTAACAATTGCTACTTCTGAAGTAGAAGGGGATGTTAATAGCGCAGTAGATAAAGTAATGAGTGATCTTCTAAAGATTTGTAAAAAACACAATGTATGGCTAGGTGTTATTTCTCACTTAAGAAAAACAAGTGGAAATGGAACTGCATTTGAGGAAGGCAAGCTACCATCTATGGATGATATTAAAGGCTCAGGTTCTATTAAACAAGTTTCATTTCAGATTATCGCATTTGCTCGTAACATGGTAAGTAACGATGAAAGAGAAAAGAACACCATTAAGATTCGTGTTTTAAAATCAAGGTATACAGGTAAAACAGGCAATGCAGGCGGCGCTTATTACGAAGCAGAGACAGGTCGTCTTGTTTATGTAGATGGCAGTACTTTCAATAAAGAACCAGAACTCTAAGGAAATAATATGTCGGAATACAACATAGTTAATTTTAAAGCTTTAGTAACTTCATTAATTATTATTGCTAGATATACTAGCCTAGATTCTAAGCGGACTGCTAAAATTTATAATAAACTTATTCAAATACATGATGACTCTAATCAATGTGTTTCAAAGTGGGATATTAATCTCCTTGAAAATGAGCCAGATTTGTTTGATTCTGAAAAATGTTTAGATCTTTGTGATTCACTTAAAAGTTTTGGTAGTTGGAAAGAAACAGGTATACAAAGGGATCTTCAACAATTCCATTCTTTTTTAATTAGCTATGCAGACAAGCTCATAGAAAGAGAAG